TGAGGGGGTCACATCGTGCTTACTGATAGACAAGCGGCGCTACGCCTGCAAATAACGGTCCGTATGCCGCTTGCGGCATGTGGCGAAGCCTAAGTCGTGGTCTGCGGCGGTGTCTTTCTGTCGTGGTGGCGTGAGGTGGTGCGGCTCGCGTGTGTAGCAAGCGCAGCGGCTAGCGCAGCGCCGCCGCGAAGCGAGCGCAGCGAGCGAGCTAATTCATTCAATAGAACACTTTAGGAAATAGACAGTATTTCGGGCCAAAAAGAAACCCGGCGAAGCCTGCAAGCTTCCCGGGTTCGTGACTGATTCAAAAAGAGGTTGAACCAATGCAAAAGATTATTAAGGGTTTCGGTGCTCCTGTCCAGCTTGAGGGCTCTTACAACCCTACATCGTGGGTCGTTCGTGTTTTTGAGGTGAATGGCCATCGTGAAATATCAGCCCGTAACACGATTGACTGGGAAGAGGTCGATTACAAGCCCGTTCTTGATCTGTTCCCCGATCAGCCATCTATTCAGCAATTGGCCGATATTGAGGAACGGCGCTTGAATGCTCTTAAAAAGTCCGCTAAGCGTGCGCAGACCATGTGCCGAAGGGTCATTAAGTCCGAGTCGTTTGACGAGCTGCTAACGCTCACGTATCGGGAAAATCAGGGCGATCGTGATCTTTGTAAAAAGCATTTTTCTATCTGGCAAAAACGTATGAAGCGTGCCCTTGGTGATTTTCGTTATTGCGCCTCTTTTGAGCGTCAGGAACGGGGTGCAATGCACGTGCACATAGCCACCCATAAGCTCCCTTCTCATGCTCTTTATAAGGGCGTAAAAATCAAGGCGTGGCAGTTGGGCACGAAAATCTGGCGCGACATTGTTGGTGCTGATAACGGGCTTTGTTTTGTCGGTGGTGTCACTAAAAACGGCGGTCGCCGTCGCAATCTCTCATTGGCGAAAATGGCGCAATACGTCTCCAAATACATCATGAAGGACTATGAGGATGCCCCTGAGGAGTCGAATCGTTATAGTCGCTCTAATGGTGTCAAGCTGCCAAAGCCTAAGACCATGTATTTCACTGGCATGTCTCAAGCTGAGATTGTGGCTCTGTGCTTCCAGTGTGACGATGGTGATGTGATCGTGAGTCACCGCGCTGATACCTTCTCAAATTCTTACTGGTTGTGCACTGAGCCCGCCCCTACTGCGTTATACTAGCTACAAAATAATTTATTTAATTCGGAGTCGTCAATGATCAACGTCACACAAGGCATACCTTCGGGAATGTCTCTCTCTTGCCCCCCCCCTGATGAAAACGGGATCGTCTCAGGTTTGACGACTCCAGCGGTCCCCGGTCAGGGGGTGGGCTCCTTAATGTCCTCTTCGCGCACCAGCACCCACTTAAAACCTGCTGGCGTTTCTGGCTGCTTGGATCGTGCCCAGCCTTTGTGCTTGTCCTCTTCCACTTTGTCGGCTGTGAGTATGTCCCACGCTGACCGAATGAGCCCGATAGCTGCCACAAGGCAGATTCCCCAAAAAGTTACTGCGTTAACGGTTATCACGGTTCCCCCTGTAGTTGTGCCGCCGATTATCACTAAACGGCTCTCGAATCTTGACCTGAATGGTCGCCTCGTCAAAAAGGGTGTGACGGTGAGTCTTGCGGGTTTCCGTTATGCGGTTGTCAAGGTCAATCGTGGGCGTTTATACGGTAGGCCTCTCGCATTGTTCGGCGTTGTTTACCCGGATATGCCGTGTTCTTGGATTCGCTGCGAATCTGTTCAGGTGGTCGTATGAGCCCAGCTCAAAGCCTCCCACGCTGGGGCTTTCAGCCGTGCTTCTGCGGTTCCTAAATGGGTCTAAAAATCATGTCCTTCTCTTCCACACTCCAAGTCCTCAAGGTTAATGCTGTCGAATCCGGCATTTCCAAAAAAACCCAGCAACCATGGGAGCGCCACACTGCTGAATGCATGTTGTTGGCTGACGATGGTGCTATCGAATGCGTTGGTCGTTTGGTCATCCCTAAAAGCATGCGCGAGGGTCTGACGGTTGGTGTTTATCGCGCTTCCTTCTCCCTCGTGGTGCCCACGTATGGTGACGCAAAGGGCGATATTACGGCTCAACTTACCGGGCTGGTACCTGCGCCTGCCCTTAAGGCTCCCTCGCCTGCGCCTGCGAAGGGCTAATCATGCGCTGCTTAGTCAATAGCGCCGGCTCGCTCTCCCTCGCTCCTGAGGGGTCCGCTTGTGGTCCTGCTGACTTCGTGGTGATCACCCTCGCTGATTACGAAACCCTGGGCGACTCTCCATTCCGTTTGACGGTTGATGAGGGTTTTCAGTTGGGTGCCGCGATTCTTTTGGTGTGGGCGGCTGCGTTCGGCATTCGTGTACTTGCGCGCCTTTTGCTCTCTCGTGGTGAGGATGTGGCGGGGGATTAACTGGCTTCATTCCTGGGGGACAAACGGGGGTCCCCCTTAAGGACCGAATAGGTCCGGGATGTTTGGGGGTGGGGGTATGGGGCGAAGGCCCCATGTAGCGAAGCGGTACGGCTGCTTGATTGTTCTGTAAGCCTTTAGTGCTGTGTGGTGCTGAGGTCTTACCGGCTCAATCCGAGTCGTTTTTCTGGAGTTCTAAATGAACAAAAGTATTCTGCGCGGTCTCGTTGCCGCTGGTGTCTTGGTTGCTTCTGCTGCCTCTCATGCTGCTATTGATGTGGCGGCCGTTGCTACGGCTATTAGCGATACGGTGGCACCTATCACCACTATCGGCTCGGGCGTTCTGCTCATTTTGGTGGCCCTGAAAACCTTCCAGTGGGTTCGCGGCGCTCTCCGTTAAATCGGGGTTTTTAAGGGGTCACTTCGGTGGCCCCTCGTACTTTAAGGGGGTGATATGGGTTTCTGGGTTTTGATTGCTCTTGTAGGTGCTGGATGGCTTATTTTCAGCGTGTGATTTTTTGCCTGTCACTAGGTCTCTTGTCTTTTTTACCTTCGATAGTATTCGCCGCTTTTCCTGCGGTGTCTGCCAGTTTGTGGGGTTTGCGGAATTCGGGCGGCGGTGTTGAGTTCCCCCTTTCTGCTAGTTCTGCGTCTGCGGCTTGCACTCAGTTTGCCGCTGCGCGGCAAGCGTACTACGCGTCTCAGGGTGCGCCGTGGGCTGGCACTGTAGTAGGCTCTATTGATGGTACCGGTGTATGCGTTGTGGTAAATATCGGTACCTTTTATCCCTTTCAAGGTGCGGTGACTTACCAGTGTCCTGCCGGTGCCTCTCTCTCTGGCTCAACGTGTACCTGTCAGGCCCCCACATCGCAACAATTAGGCACTGGCGCGGGGTCTACCTGTGCTGTCCCTGAATTGCCTGACCCTTGCCTTGCGAAAATGGGGACTTCTGCGGGGCGTATGCAGGCTCCTTACTCGGGCGGGTCTTTGTCTGGGCCTTACACAAATTTATGTGAGCTTTTACCTGCGTCTGCGGGTACAACTAAGCATCCAGGTTGCGGTATTACTGTGGATTACGATTTCGCTTCTGGCTATGACGTTCCGGGTAAGGGTGTAAAAACTGGTTACGGTGTTTACACGGCCGGTTGCACTCCGGGCGCGGGTGATGGTTCTTCATCTAGTGGCGCTCCTCCCTCTAGTACCCCTGAAAATCCCGTTGCGGGTGCCCCTGCTCCTACTCCGTGCAAGGCTGGGGAGTACACGGGCTCCGTAAATGGGCGGTCCGTTTGCATTAGGGACCAGAGCGGAACCAATGTTGTTAAATCTGACAAAAAGGGTACTGCTGGCGATGGGTCTGTGACTGAGGAGGCAAAGAACACTTCTTGTAGAGGCTCCAAGTGTGTTACGACGACAACGACTACTACTACTCCAGCGGGTGGCGGTGCGGCTGTTGTGACTACTAGCAGTACTGAGGAGCCGAAGGATGACTACTGTACGAAAAATCCGCGCTCTGCTATGTGCATCACTTCGGCATATACGGGTTCTTGCAATGGCCCTCAGGTGTGCGACGGCGACGCGATCCAGTGCGCTATAGCTGCCCAGGCTTTAAGGACTGCTTGCGCCCTGAGTCCTGAACCTGACGGGTCTGACATTGATTACTTGGCTGCAAAGGCGAGGCCTGTTGGGTCTGTTACTGGTGATCTTCCGGGGAATTCGATTATCTCGATCGGTCCGGGTAACTTCGATCAGACGGATGCGCTTGGCGGTGGTGCTTGTATTGGCGATCGGTCAGTTTTTGTGTTTGGTGCTGAGTTGACTATCCCTCTTTCTCGGGTGTGTCCCTATTTGGTCATTCTTGGTAATGCGCTGCTTTTTGTGTCGTTCCTGTTGGCTGGTCGTATTGTGGTTAGGGGTTAGTTATGCCGTATTTAGTCGGGGCTCTGTTGTCGGGGCTTATTCAGATTGTGGGCACGTTGGTCGGGCGTGTTTTGGTGGCGCTCGGTCTTGGTCTGGTGACTTACACCGGGCTGTCTGCTTCGCTGGATTACTTGCGGGCGTCGGCGGTTTCGGCTGCGCTGGGGCTTGGTCCTGACGTTGTGGGGATGCTGTCAGTTCTGAAGGTCGGTGTTTCTATCAATGTGGTTTTTTCTGCAATGTTGGCGCGGCTTGTTATTCAAGGGTTGCAGGGTGACTCGATCAAAAAATGGGTAACTAAATGATCTACTTAACCACGGGCGCAAATGGTGCTGGTAAGACGCTAAACACTCTTGAATGGGTTAGGTCCAAGCAGGTTAAAGAGGGCCGTAGTGTTTATTACCATGGCTTTGATATGCGGCCTGAAAAAGCGGCGGAGTTTGGCTGGCAAAAGTGTGATCCTAAGGATTGGATGGGTCTCCCGGATGGCGCCATTGTTATTCTGGATGAGTGTCAAAAGGTTTTCCCTGTGCGTGGCTCCGGTGCCGCAATTCCTCCCTATGTTCAGGCGCTGGATGAGCACCGTAAGCGTGGTTTCGATTTTTTTTTGATAAGTCAGCATCCTCTAAATGTTGATAAGTTTGTTCTGCGGTTGATTGGTTCTCCTGGTTGGCATAGGCACCTTAAGCGGGCTTTTGGTGCGGATATGGTTTCGGTTCTGGAGTGGTCCGCTGTCTCCACCAATTGTGAAAAGCAGGGCGCGGGTAAGTCGGCTAGCGTCTCCATGGTTTCGTTCCCAAAGCACGTTTACGACTGGTATGACTCGGCGGTGCTGCACACCGGCAAAAAGCAAATTCCCTTTAAGGTGTACCTGCTGGGTGTGTTGGTGGTGGCGGTGCCGTTGGTTTTCTGGTTTGGGTTCCGTCAAGTTGGTGCTGCGGGTAAGAAACCTGCGTCCTCTGGTGCCGTTAGTGGGTCTGTGTCGACTGTGCCTGCGAAGCCTGATTATTTTGCGGGGTATGCCCCTCGTATTGTTGGTTTGCCGCATACGGCTCCACGTTATGACGATGTGGTTAAGCCTACTACTGCTCCGATTCCTGCGGCTTGTGTGAGTATGGGTAAGCGTTGCTCCTGCTATTCGCAGCAAGGCACTGCTTTGGATACCCCTGCTGATCTTTGTAGGCAGATTGTCAAGGGCGGGTACTTCATCGACTTTGGCGGTGATGCGGGCGCTCCAGGTGCGCGGCGTACTGGTGAGGGTGCAGGGGGTCAAGGGGCGGCTGCTGTTGCGGTGCGCGATGGTGAGGCCACTGCTTCACTGAGGGGGTCACATCGTGCTTACTGATAGACAAGCGGCGCTACGCCTGCAAATAACGGTCCGTATGCCGCTTGCGGCATGTGGCGAAGCCTAAGTCGTGGTCTGCGGCGGTGTCTTTCTGT